CTGGTAGTAACTTGCCAGGATCAAAGTCCTGGTTCACACCTGGTAGTAACTTGCCAGGATCAAAGTCCTGGTTCACACCTGGTAGTAACTTGCCAGGATCAAAGTCCTGGTTCACACCTGGTAATCAAATAATATCTGCGAGCGTAGCTCGGTTCTTACCGTGTTATGCCCCAGGGAGCTTGTAATCAGAGAGAAAAGGTTGAGGGTTTTTCTTGTGTCTGTTCACTCGTAGACACTCGTTCTGTTAATGCAGGTTGTGCAATTTGTTGTTGATCAACAATAGGTGCAGGCTCAGACGTCTTGCCCTGGGCAAAATAGTTAAATGGTCGGTCATTTTGTTCTATTAGCTTCTTGCAGTCAGATTGCGCCACATCGTGCAGAATGGTGCCTTGTTGCGTATATGCTACATAGCGACCACCCTTTTTAATACAACCACTAAAAACAGGCTTAGAAGTGACTGTGTACTCAATTTGAGACTGGTCTACGTCAAAGGGTTTATTAGGATTGTACTTAATTGCAATTGTCTCCATCCGGACATCGTTTTTTTCTTGTAGATCTGCATTTCTTTTTCCTGGATTCTCCAGGTCTTTACGTTGTTCCGGAGTCAATCCGGATGCATCAATTTGTTTAGGTTTTTTATCCTGGGTAAATGCAGAAGGGTTAATCATCTTTTGAGTGCCTGGCTTAAAAAACATATAGCCTGCATAAGTAGCTAGTGCCAGGATTCCGAAAATTACATAACCAAGTTTTTTAGGTAGCTTCATCTTGACATGATGAGCAGTAGCCGACTTGTAGTAACTAAATAAATCTTTAGGATATTTAAATAAAAACTCGTTCTCTGCTAGCTCTCGAGACGATAACGATTGAGGCTGCTTTCTTACAGATCTCCAGTAATAAACACTTGCCAATTTAGCCCCGTAAGGACGATGTAAATGATAGTGTTCTCCAACAAGATCAAGGACAAATGCATTTAAAAAACGTGGGCTTTGTGTGATGAACCAAATATCATGGCCAGTATGTCGGTGCACTTGTAATTTCTGTACTACATCGTCTTTGTTTGCTGATGTTCCAGATCTGAAGCGCTCATGTTGTTGGGCTTCGTCATAGATAACGATTGAATTGTCTGGAGTGGTTCGCCAATCTTCAGGTGACTTTTCAACACCATCAATCTGCAAGCCATCGATGTCGGCAAAAATTTGACGTTCAGGAAATTGTTTTTGTAGTTCTAAAATCTTTGAAACAACAAATAGGCTTTTCCCCGAGCCTGGTGTACCAGTAACCAAAATAATCATTTTATAAACTCCGACAAGTTAATCGATGCCGTTATGTGCGTGCACGGCACGCCAAACGTCATCGATCAACTTGATAGTTTCTGTATGCCCACCTGGGCAGATTTAATAATTGCGTAAGTGCTCAAAGCACCTATAAGAATTCCGATAGCTTTATCACCGCCACACATACCCAGGAATGCCAAAGCAGTTGACGGGCCGAAGGTCATATTTGAAGTTGCACGGGAGATATACATAGCGATAAATCCCTGGACAACACTTGTTGTAAAAAGACCGATTCCCGCACCAAGGAGAACGCGCTTCAGTGCAGAACCAAGCAGCAAAGTTAATGCTGTATAAAGTATTTTTCCCATTACTCACTACTCCCCCTTGACAAGCCCATAACGATATAAGCCCCAATTAAATAGGAGGATCCAATGACAAAAGGTCGAATCATTGTCATGAAGTTACAAAGGGGTTCATAAGAGAAACTAGCACTTTGAGAGACACCCATAAAAGTGAGTTCAATTGGCTGTGGTTGTGGGCAAGTTTGAGTGAAAGTTACACGACTGCCATCGTCAAAACTTAGTGATAGATCTTTAATTTCTGGTTTTGTATCAGATGTATCTGTAGGCGAATCAGTCATCCATTTGTTGGCAGTTTCCCAATATCCCGCAACAGTTGCAGGGAAATTAATTGCAGCTTGTGCAGCTTGGCAGACAGTTGGTGCCCAGCCACAAAACTCAGGAAAATTTAGAGTTAAATCAGAAGGTTTTGGCGTTGTTGGTTCGCCTGTTGTTGGATCGATTGTAGTAGGAGGAGCTACAGAGCCAGTTGCAGCACCATTAGTAGGAATGGCTTGAGACTGGTTTAATTGTTGAGTTACAGCAGATGCAGGAACAATTTGTTTTTGCTCATCTTCAAGTGCTGTATCAGCAACAGATGAAACATAAGCTTTTCCATCTGCTTTTTCTGCAGCAGCATCACTAATGATTTGAGAAGCTACAGAGTCATACGGTAAATATCTTTCTTCTCTATTTGGTTGAGCGTTGGGATTGTATGCAGGATTGTTTACACGAGAAACACCCGTATTACCATCATAAGAAGTTGTAGTACTTGATAGATAACAAACAATTGATGTCGTTGAAGAAGATGAAAGGCTTACTTTGTCGTATTTCCAGGGGGTTTTACCAGACCATAAAGACAATACTGATTGGCAAATTGATGAAGGAACACCAGGATAGCGAAAAGAAGATACACCCGTAGCAGAGCTTTCATATTTCCACATGTATAAATCAGTTGGCTGAGGTGTATTAGTAGTAGGATCTACATAATATTTAACCTGATTATTTGCAGGATCCATTACATAATCAACTGCACCAATCAGAGCTTTAATCGCAAGATCGACAGCTAAAACAGCACCAGTTCTTACAATCATTTTTGAAACTTGACCAGCCGCAGGCGTAATCGCAGCAGTACCTTTAGACGCATAATTTTTGCCGTTTATAACAACATTTTTAGCACCGTCATAAAACGTTGTAGCACCTTGTACCAAGCGTTTACTAACTGACCAACCTTCAGCAGCGACAGTTGTTGCATTGGCTGCTTGATAGAAAATGAAGTTAGGCGCAATGGCTATAATGAAGATCTGTAGCCAGGTAATTAATTTAAAATTATTAAAATGCAAATTACGAAAACTAGAACGATTAACCATGACATACAAACCCCTCAATAAAAGATGGGGCAACTAGTGCCCCGATTACAACTTGTTTTATTACAAAGCTCGGCGAATGATTTTCCACCCTTTAATCGCAACCAAGACAAGCAAGAATGCAGCACCTACAAGACCAATTGGAGTAATTAAATCGTTAATTTCAGAAGTTACGGCAGTAACGTCAATTGCAGCGTTTGCAGCATTAGTAAGTACTAATGCAGAAGCACCAGTAACAACGGCAAGCGGTAAACGTTTAGATTGTGGTTGAGTTTGAACAGTTTTAAGTTCGCTCATGGTTTTTCCCCTTTATTTGAGCATTCGACCAATTTTTTTAAAGCCCCAGGCAATAACAATACAAATCGCTATAGCTGTAGCTATATCACCCGCTTGGTCGTACGTGATTTCGGGTAATCCTAGAAAACCAACTTGAACCCATGTAAGGCACTGGTTTGTAGCCTGGTCAATTTGGGCACATTGGTACATTTTTTATGATCCAAAAAAAACGTAAATCCGAAGATTTACGCTAAGTCCGCAGACGAAAATACAAGGCTTCGATTGCGCTGATGTAATGTTAATTGAGAGATAGTTTCACCAGTTTGAGCAAGGGCTTCTAAGGTAGCTGCATCTTGTGGTTTGTCAGGATTAATGTATTTGCGAACAGGCTCCATAACCTCTACGAAATAAAAAGCCCCGCCATCAGTTTTTTTAGTTCCTTTTTGAACTTGTGCGTTCTCAATGATTGTTTTTACAGACATTTTTTTCCACCTTGTATTTATACGGTTAATAAATCAGTACAATTAGTATGTTGTCATGTTGTCATGTTGTCAATACAGCAAGTAATCATGTTGTTAAAATAAATTTTGTCAGGTGCATAAAGGTTTGAAAAATCGATGATTTCCGCATATCTAAGGATTAACAAAAAAGAGGAAAAATCTCTCTTAGAGTTATCAGAACAAGTTAATAAGCAGAGACTAGATTTAAAAATGGGCGTACTAAAAGAAAGTGAAATACTTCATCGACTTATCAATGAAGCATTCAAAAAGGCAAAAGCCGAAGATGGTGAAGTGAAAATTAAATAATTCCGCGATAAGTCATGAAATCAATTTCATGACTTTCTAATGTATCGATTTCTTTTTGTATCAATAGACTCAAGTTATATTCAGCAGATCCAGAGCCAAAACAGCCATTTTTATAATCCTCTTCAAGCCAGACCAAATATTCATGTCTCTTCTGATACTTTTTAAGAATATCAAAAACAATCTTTTCAACTTCAGTAAGCAAAATGCTAGTTAACTCTGTTTCTTCAGCTAGTTCTTCATCTGACTTTTCAGCAATATCTAAATCAGCCTTAGCACCACGTGACCAAACTAATTGACGCTGACCTTTAAAGGTCAAAGCAAACTCTTGAAATAATTTTGAAGATAATTTTCCATGTATTTCAATATCTTCAACAGAGAGCTGAAGTAAATCAAATGCGGTAAAAGAATCCCCACGACCTTTTTTAATATGTCCTTTCGTTAATTCGTTCTCGATTCCCCATTTTGAAACATACTTATCTGCATAAGTACCGTCCCTTAAATCCAGGCCGTGTTCATTAGGCATTGGTAAACCAGATTTAACACAAGCAGCTTGCCATGCTCTTAGTAATTCACATGTAAAAATTGATTCAAGTTGAATTGATAAATCATTGTTTTCACAGAATAAAAGTATATGAAAATGGGGATGCCAACCATTAGAACCAAAAGTTACTTCAAAAGAACGAACCATGTGAACACGACCCAAAAGAGCCAAAGTTTCACGACCTAAACGGCCCTCAAAAAATCTTTTTAAGGCAGCACGCTGAGCGTAAATCATGCCTTTCAAATATGTATCTGAAGAGTGCGGATTAGTAAGCGTTAATAGCCTAAGCACGCCACCTCTATTTTTCCATTCGGCACATGCTTTTTTTAATTCTTCTCTACGTTTTTCAGTAACTTGCTTTGCACAGACAGGACATGACCAAATAGAACCGCAACGCTGAACATTAGCCCAGTGAGCCTTTTGACGTTCTTCATTGAACATAACAGAGCGTTTCTTTTCTTTATCGATACGCTTCTTTAAACAGTTAGTTACTCTTTCAGTAGGTAATAATTTTGATGCTTGATCTTGAAGTATGTAATCGTGAAGTCTCTCAAAGCCTTTATTTTCAAGCTTGGCATGAGATTTCGTAAATATACCAAGGGCGGATTTTTTTTGACTTAATCCTAGATTCATATGATAATAGTCCCGTGTGTTACCAGTACACAAAGTTTCAAAAAGGACCGTCTGCAAACGGTCCTTTTTCTTTCCCCAAAATTAAATGTTGTCTTTTTGTCTTGTTGTCATATTAGCACCTTTAGATTTTAAAAATAAATCTTGCTGTGCGTACTGCTTCACATATTGGCGCATAAATTTTCTCAATTCCTGTGAAGCTGTAGAATCTTGGGATTTACAGCAAGCTATGAAAGTGTCTTTTAATTCCTGATCAACACGAATTGGCAAATTAGATAACATGGCTATAACTCCTATTTTGTATATACACAGTATATACCTAAGAATTAAAATGTAAATACGTCTTAGGCTAAATTACTCCTAGCAAATTTAGGTAGCAAATAAAAAGAATCCCACAAAAAAAGGCGAATATATAAAAGATCTTATCTGTCATATAGAACACTTAACCAAAGAGAGGAAAGAACAAAATAACATCCCTGTAATGAAGAAAAACATTGCAATAAAAGCAAAAGTCTTAATAGGAAAAAATTGCATTTTAAACTTAAGTACATGTGCATCATGTTTTGTCATATTTTGCCAATCCTATAAAATTCACAAGTGTTGATTTTACTCATTTTTTTAATCACCGGTTTAAGCCTGGAGAGAGACCAGCAATGTAATAAAATGCCAATTAATATAGCTGGTAGTAACTTGCCAGGATCAAAGTCCTGGTTCACACCTGGTAGTAACTTGCCAGGATCAAAGTCCTGGTTCACAC